TGACGTTACGCCATCTAGAATATTTAACTCAGCAGCAGTGGCAGTCACGCCGTCCATAATATTAAGTTCAGCTGCCGTAGCTGTAATAGCTGTACCATCTAAGTTGATAGCGTCAGTGTGCACTGTACCGTCAAAGTAAGCATCTTTAAACTCAAGTGAGCTTGTACCTAGGTCTACATCATTATCTGTAACAGGTGCGATGACTCCATCAGCCATTGTGAACTGTGCTGTGCCAGCAGCAGTAAAAGCCAAAGTATCGGCTGCGCTAAAGAATAAACCACTGTTAGTATCACCAGTATTAGTAATAGAGGGATTCCCAGCAGAACCGTCAGGAAATGAAACAACTCCTGTGAATGTCGGGCTGGCGATGTCAGACTTCGTAGCAACCGCCGTAGATATGTTATCAAACTCTGTGTCAATTTCTGCTCCTCTAACTATCTTATTAGAGTCTCCAGAGACTAAAGAATCTTTAGCTGTAAAGTTAGTGGTTTTAGAATAGTTTGTCATATTAACTTA